CCTTGGTGGCAGTCTCGTCGAGGGGCTCCCAGCGCGAGGAGACGGTGTCGAGGTCGACATCGTCGGGCAGTTCGAGAACGACTGGCTGCGAGGGCTCGGCCTTGATCAGCTGCGGAACCTGGCGGATGACCCCGGGCGGGTCATTCTGCAGGTGCATCGGCATGTTGACGTAGGCGTTGCTCTTGATCAGGAACTTCATGGGCGAGGTCTTCCGGGTGGTGGGTGGCGACTAGCGACGCTGAACCCCTGGCGCCACCACAGCGCCAGGGGAACAGCAACCTGCCACGGAGGGCAGGAGGGATCAGGGCGTCTGCCGGGCCTCGTCGTCCTTGGTGACGTTGAGGGTGACGGTGAACGACGGGGTGGTGCCGCCGATGGTGTATTCCAGGCGCAGGTAGCGCTTGCGCGCCACGTTCGCCACGCCGATGCGGTACAGGCCGACGGCGTTGATGTTGTCGCCGATCCACCCGAGGGTGACCTTGTTGGTCGAGAAGCCGGAATCGTCGGCCCCCACCAGCTTGACGGTCATGGTCGGCGAGGTGCCCGACACGGCCGAAACGTTGAGGATGAAGGCGAGCTTCTGGAGGTTGCCGGCACCGACGTTGATGACCCCGAGGAGGTCAATGTAGTCGGTCGAGTTGCCGGTGGCGGTGACCACCTGGGCGTTGCTCACCGCGAGCGCGTTGTCGATCATCATGGCTGTGGTTCTTTCGTTGGCTTTGGGGGCGGTCTTAGGAGACCACGGCCTCGGTGATGGTGAGTGCGTCGGTGACGCGGATGGGGACGCCGAGGAAGGTCTGGATCAGCGGGGTGCCGATGCCGCCGGCGCCGCGGATGCCGAGGTCGTCGGCCTTGACCCAGCTCAGCATGTCGTTGCCCGAGCGGCGGGCGCACTGCTTGTTCAGCATCGAGGCAACCTGGCGGTTCATGTAGAGCCGCGGGGTGATGCCTTCGGTGTTGAAGATGGTGTGGACCGCGTCGATCAGCGAGGAGACGATGTCCGCGCCGGCCGAGAGGTCGGCCTTCCACGCCGAGGTGTCGAGGTTGCAGATGCGCACCAGGTAGCGGAAGTCCTTGACGCGGATGCCGAACTTCCAGGTGTACTCGGTCACCCAGGCGGTGAACTCGTTGTTGCTGGCGTCGCGGGTCAGCTGCTTGCCGAGGTCTTCGCTGTCGAAGCCGCCGGCGGTGTGACCGCGCGGGAAGATGCCCGACACGGTGTCCTCGCCCCAGCCGACGAGCCAGATGCTCGCCTGGTCGGCGCCGGAGGCGGTCGCGTCCGCCTTGATGATCTGGCCCGAGGCGGCGTTGCCGGCGGTCACGGACAGGCGCGGGGAGAAGCCGTGGAACTTCTCGGGCGCGCTGGTGGTCGAGTTGTAGAAGATGCCCTGCGCGATCTCGATGTTGAAGCCCTGGAGGAAGGCGTTGTCCTCCGACGCGCGGAACGCCATCTGGTTCTGGTTCAGCTTGGCCAGGTCACAGTCGACCTTGCTCAGGCCCTTGAGCATCGCGCAGGCCTCGGTGACCTGCTCGGTGGTGCTCTTGGTCGGCGCCACGCCCTGGTTGAACTTCCGGTAGGTCGGCGAGGGGAGCGCGGTGCGCGAGGTGAAGATGTCGCCCGTGGCCTGGTTGGCCTCGTAGACGGGGATGTCGTTCAAGATCGGGTTGCGCTTCTGGAGCGCCTCGACGACCTTGGCGATGCTGCCGTCCGGGTTCATCCGGCTGACGACATCAGCGATGGTGGGAAGGGTGTTGCCGATCGCGGCCATGGTTGACTCCGGGGCCCGTGGGCCCGCTCAGTTGGTTGATGGGTACGTCAGGTGCCGTTGGCAGACGCCATTTTCGGGTAGCGCTCGGTGAGGTGGTCCTGCTCGGACTTCCCTCCCGTGCCCTGTCCGGTGGCGACGCTGTCCTCGCCCATCGCCTTCCCGACCTTCACGAAGATGCGGGCGAACTCCGGGTTGGAGTTGAGGCCCGTGTCGCGCAGGTACTGGATCGCCTCGGGAGAGGCGAAGCGTTCGAGCGCGCGACGGCCGAGGTCCAGGTTCGCCTGGAGCTTCTCGCCGCCGATCTCCTTGTCGGCCCGCAGCGCGTCGTCCCAGGTCTTGACCTGGGCTTCGTGCGCCTGGACCTGCTGCGCCTTGACCTGCTCGAGGAAGGCGGAGGCCTTCTGGTCGATGAAGTTGGCGACCGACTGCGCATGCTCCTGGCTGATGCCTGCCTTGTGGGCGAGGGCGGCCAGCTCGGAGGCGATGGCGTTATCGATCGTGGCCTTCTCTGGCAGCTTCAGCTCGTAGGGCTTGGGCTGCTCCGCCGGGGTCTCCGTGGGCTTGACCGCGGCCGGCTGTTCGCCGGTCTTGATCGGAGCCACGGCGGCCGGTGGGGTCGCGGTCGCGTTCGGGTTGGTGGTGGACGGGGTGGCAGCTGCCGGCGCGGGCGACGTGCCCGTGTTCGGCGTGGTGCTGGCTGCCGCCTGTTGTACCGGAGCCGCCGAGGCGGGAGCCGGAGTTGACGCTGGTGCATCAGGCATGCCGCACGGTAGGCGGACGCGCTACGGCTCGGAAGGTACGCGGATCCGCACCCCCGCCCGGCGATCACTTCGGCGGGTTGGATTCCTCGACCATCACCAGCCAGGCGTCGCGGTGGTTGGCCTTGAGGTCCATCAGCACTTCGATGCCGAGACTGCGGCGACCCTCGGCATGGGTCATGGTCGAGCCGTTCGAGTTGAACACCGGCAGCTCGACGCCGGACGATGCCAGCAGGCGCGCGATGACGCGGCGACCCTGGCGCGTGCTCATCACCCAGGCCATGTCCGTGACGACCTGCTTGCGCTTGTCGAGCTGCTGCTCGGCGCGGTTGGCGGCGTCGATCTCCTCCTGTTCGAGGTCGGTCTCGCTCACGCCGCCCCCGATACGCCGCGCATCAGGTCGGTGAGGGCGTTCTGCCCGCCGGTATCGGTCTGGCTCATCACCTGGGCGCCCTGCACCGCGGTGGCGGCGTCCTGCACCTGCGCCTGCTTGGCAGCGGCAGCGGCGCGCGACTGGCGCAGCTTGTCGCGGTCCTGCTTCGAGCGGGTCAGCCGCGGCGGCAGGCCGATGCCGTCGGCGTACTCCTGCCAGGCCTGGTCCGCGTCGAAGTTGTCGAGCGCCTCGGGGAAGGCGCCGGCCATGCTGCCGAGGAACTGGAGGGCGCGGTCGATCTGGCCGAGCTTCACCATGCGCTGCACCTGGTGCAGGGCGCTGACGTATTCGACCTTGATGGCCTTGGGCGAGCCGATGCGCTTCTGGTACTCGATCAGCTCCTGCGGCGGCGGCGGGATCCGGCCCTGGCGGTCGGCGATGGCGAACACGCGCTCGATGAACGGGCCGAGGGCCTCGTCGTTGAGGCGCTCCAGCGGCTCGCCCAGCGCCAGGATCTTCTCCTCCTGGCGGGCCTTGATCTCCTCGGCGGTGATCTGGCGTCGGTCGCTGTTCATCAGCATGAGGAACAGGTCGACGTACATCGTCGACTGGATGTCCTCCTTCAGCTCCCGGCACTTGGCGGCGCTGTTGGCGGTCTGGAATGCCTGGGCGTCGTAGACGCTGCCGATCTTCTCGGGGCTGCTGCTGAAAATCGGCTTGCCCGGCGTGGGGTCGATGCCGCGCTGCTCCATGTCGAGCGGCGCTTTCAGCGGCGGGTTGAGCTGCTTCTCGAAGGCCTGGGCGAGGCGCTTCTCGTAGACCATGAGGGAGCGCGCATCGGGCAGCGCGAGCATTCCTGGGCTGGTTCCATACACGTCCTCGCCGACGGTCTCCCACCGCGGGGCGATGATGGGGAACTCGTCGTACCCGCTCTCGCTCAGGTAGTGGCCTGCCGGTGCGGTCTGGAGGTAGTAGGCCGAGCGGTAGCGCTTGAACCGCGACTGTAGGCGCTCCGCGTCGAAGTCGGGATTCGGCCCGCAAATGTGGATGACGCTGTCGAACCACTGCTCCTTGCCGGTGCCGTTGTAGGCGGTCATCACCTCGACCGGGCAGCGGTCCTTGCCGAAGCGCTCGACGATCTGGCGCGCGGTCATGCTGAACTTACGGACGCAGAGGTCGACGGCGAGGCGCGCGTTGTTGGCGAGGTAGTAGGACCCGACCGGGAACGGGTAGCAGCGGATGACATCGGACGGGTCTTCATCCACGTTCTGGGCGTGGGTGCCGAAGACGCCGAGGTCGCGGAACATCGACGGGGCGCACTTGTAGAAGTTGCTGCCGGCGATAATGTCGCGCACGATCCGGGTGGAGTCGTCCAGCCATTCCTTCACCGGCTGGAACTGCGCCAGGTCGGCGTCCTCCAGCCCCATGATGAACCACGGCCGCGCCGGGCTCGTGATGCTCGAGAACATGCCGGCCGACAGCGTGCGCGCCGGGCGGGCCGGGATGCTGTTGAGCAGCTTGGCGTTCTTCTTGCCGCCCTTGTTCCGGTCGTGGGTCGAGAAGCGCATGGAGCGCGGCAGGAAGTGGTCGCCGAGGTCGCCCCAATGGGCGTCCCAGGTCGACCGCTCCTGGACCATGCGGGCGACGAGCTGGTCGTCGCAGGCTCGACGCTGGGCTGGGGATTCCATTACAGCCCCAGCAGGGTCGAGCGTCCGCCGGTGGCGCCCAGGTTGGTCCCGCCTCCGCTCCCGCTGGCGGTCAGCAGGGTGCCGGCGCGACCGGCGAGGTCGCGGCGCCGCTTCTCGGCGGGGTCGATGACGGGCGGCGGCAGCTTGGGGGTCGTGGCGTCGACGGGCGCCGCGGACAGGCCGGCATCGACGCCGACCTTCTGGACACCGGCCATCACGTCGCCGCCGTTGTCGGCGGTGTTGGCGCCTACCGTGGTGCCGCCGACGCCGACCGGCTGGGCTACCATTGCGGCGCGGTTGATCTCCTGCCGCATGCCCGGGGTGAACGCCTGGCGATACCCGACGTTGATGGCCTTGGTGGTCTGCTTGGTGGCCTTGCTGACGGCGTCGACGGCTGAACCCATGGGGAACCTCTCAGGGCTTGGTGATGTGCGCGCGGGCCTTCGCCCAGGCGCGGCGGATCTGCGGCCAGTGGAACAGGGCGACGATGACGGCGGCGGCCACGGCGATCAGGACGACCAGCCAGAGCCAGTCGGCTAGCCACATGGCGGCCGATCCGACCACGGTGGCGAAGCTGCCGATCGAGGCGGCGAGGCCGGCCACGGTGGAGAGCGGGCCCCAGGCGAAGATGGCCCCGATGCTCAGCCAGGGGACGAAGCGCAGCAGCAGGGCGACGATGCCAGCGAGCGCGGCCCAGGCCCCCCAGTGCAGCGCCTTGGCGCCAATGCCGCGCAGGATGTCGGCCGGGCTCGGGCCGGGCGGATCAATCTGCGGCGCGACGTAGGGCGGCGGATCGGCGGCCGAGGCATTGGCCGCAGCGAGGAACGGCGCCGGGTCGGCGAGGATCTGGTCGGGCGTCCAGGTCGGCGACAATAGGTCCATGTGATCGGTTGCGGCGAGGGTTCCCGCCATGACGCCGTCGGCGATCTTGGCGCGCTGGTCGGGCGTCTTGGCCTTCTGGTAGGCCTGAGCCCCGGCGCGGGTATCGCTGATGACCTGCAGCTGCGAGCGGTCGCCACAGCCGGACAGGACCAGCGCCGCGGCCATGAGGAGCGCCAAAACGACGATCCATCCGGCGTGCCGGTCAACCCATGCCAGGAAGCGGATCATCCCCGGCCCCCGATCGTGCGCGTGCCTTCTTCGCGGCGGGTCAGGGCGTCGGTCCCCGCTGCCGCTGGGTGCGCGTCGGGAAGTGCGCCCTGGTCGAAGGTCTTGCAGCGCACGCCCTTGATCGCCTCGGTCTGGGCGTTGACGTTGGCGGCGATCTCGCGCACGGCCCTCGCCATGGCGGTGATCGTTTCGGCGACGCGGTTCTCGGTGGCGTCGGCGCGATCGGTCAGCGACGCGATCTTGGCCGCGTGTGCCTCGCTCGTCGGAACCCGCTCGTCCTCGAGCGTCCGAACCCGCTGGATGAGCGCTTTGTGATCGGCCTTCAACTCCTTGAACTCCGCGTCGCGCTTGGCCAGCTCGGTCTGGTAGCGCTTGTCCATCGCCTTCCAGAGCCAGGCGACGGCGCCGGACAGGGCCACGATCGTGCCGCAGGCTGCGGCAATGGCGGTTCCGTCGTCGATCATCACGGATTGAGCCTCCGGGCGTACACGGTTTCAATGGGCTCGTAGCCCAGGCGCCGAAGCACCGGACCGAAGTCGCGGGCGTTGGTGCGGACGTGCTGGTACACGATCTGGATGCCGGCATCGCGCAGGGCCTTGTCGGCCTCGGACATCAGCTCGTAGCCGAGCCAGCCGTTGCGGCAGTCGGGTCGCAGGTAGACCCCGTCCTGCGCGGCCTCCAGGCTCTCGCGCCGCTGGGTGCTGGTGGTGAGCCAGTACGCAGCGTAGCCGATCAGCGGCTTGCCGTCGGCGGTGCTGCGCAGGGTGAATATGACGTAGGTGCCGGCGGCCTCGGCCGCCTCGTACCGGGCGGTGTCGAGGTCGGCCTCGGTCTTGTCGTCCCAGCGCACCTCCCGCCAGTGGTCACGGGCGAGGGGTAGCAGCTCCGGCCAGAGAGATGCGATAGGCTCGCGCTGGAACGTGACGGCGCCCATCCTGCCCAGCATGCCGGCGAGCGGCAGGCTGGGCAGGGTGCGGGGCGCAGTACCGTCAGGCCTTGCCGGCTTGGGCCAGGGCGGCGAACTCGGTCAGCTCCGCCAGCAGCGCCTCGATGCGTACCTGGCGGTTGATGGGCGCTCCCTCGCCGATGTTGACGATGGCGCTGATGGCCACGGACGCGCCGGCGTAGTAGGCGCGGCGCATCTCGCGGGCCTGCACCGGCGGAGCGTCGGCCGGGATCACATTGCCCTGGAAGTTCTTCCAGGCGTCGCCGATCGCTTTGGGTTTCGGGGGTGGGATGGTCAGGTCGATCATGGGTTCCTCATGTTTCGGAGCGGAATGGGTCCCACTCGCCAGGCGCGTCATTCCGGGCGCTGATCAGGTGGAGTTGGGGTGGCTGGACGCGCTGCGCCACGGGGTAGGCGAAGGTCAGGGACAGGCCGTCGGCGCGGTCGGGACTGCTCAGCCCGCGTTTCTTCATGTCGTCCTTGCGCTCCAGGATGATCTCGTTGTGCGCGTTGTACCCGTACTCGCGGCCCTCCAGCTGCGCGCGCAGCGCCGGGTCGTCGTCGATGGCTCCGCCGGTCCTGAGCCAGATACGCATGCGGGCGTACATTTCGGCGGCCTTGTTGCCGACCAACTCGCCCTCGACGGGGATGTCGGAGACGCCGCCGTTGTTCACCCCGATGCACTGCAGGCCGAGCTGGCGACAGCGGTCGACAACGCCGCCGCCGACGCCGGTCA